GATGACCAGCGTCACGAGTGAGCTGACGCTGAAGCGGGTCGACGCGCTCATGCAGGTCGGCGGGCCCACGACGACGCGGGCCATTTCCTTCGAGCCGATCACCGCTCCCATCCCCTTCAAACGGGTTATGGCGGGCCTGCCCGGCTCGGGGATCGATTGGGCGATCCTCGGCGGAGAGAGCGACCAGGGTGTCCGCCTCGGCCGAGCCGGCGAACTGCACGAGCGGCACGCCGTGGACCTGGCCGAGCAGCTCGTGGAGCTGCGGACGCCGTACTTCGTCAAGCAGCTCGGCACCCGCTTTGTCGGGCTTCGCGTCCTGGGCAAGCTGACGCCGGCGCCGGAGCCCGCCTGGATCGGGTCCAGGCTCGAAGATCACCACGGGGGCGAGTGGGACGAATGGGGGGCGGTCAATCGGCTCCTCAAGGTCCGCCGGATGCCGGCGTGGCCGAAGATCACTTCCGACCAGTAGCAGCACGGACCGCTCAGCGGCCGCTCTGGAGAGCGGCGCCGACGCAGGCAGGACGGGCCCCGGGCGCCCCGGGGCCCCCCCCC